TCATACCATCTATCAGAGTAACCTCTGTTGCGAAATCCTACTGCCCACCAAGCCATTTAAACGCTTGGATGATCCAAATGGTCGCATAGCTCTATGTACGTTAGGTAGTATCAATTGGGGAGCATTCCGCAATCCAGAAGATATGAAACGTGCTTGTAGAATTCTACAACGTAGTCTATGTAATATTTTAGATTACCAAGACTTCTTAAGCATACAAAGTAAATTAAGCAATGATGAAATACAACCATTGGGCATTGGTGTTACTAACTTAGCCTATTGGCACGCTAAACGTGGATACGAATATGGCACTACTGAAGCACTACAAGATGTTAAGACATGGATAGAACATCAGGCATTCTTTCTAACAGAAGCTACTGTAGAGCTTGCTCGTGAACGTGGAGCATGTAAACATAGCCAACATACACGTTACGGCAAAGGAAAGTTTCCTTGGGAAAATCGTGCTCGAGGAGTAAACAAACTGGCTGACTTTACTCCAACACGTGAATTAGATTGGGAACAACTACGTAGCGACATGAGAGCATATGGTGTGCGTAATGCTACACTGATGGCTATCGCTCCTGTAGAAAGTTCAAGTGTGGTAATCAATTCAACCAATGGTATTGAAATGCCAATGAGTTTAATTTCAGTTAAAGAATCAAAAGCAGGTAGCTTTATACAAGTGGTACCGGAGTATAATAAATTAAAAAATAAATATCAATTGATGTGGGAACAAAAAGACTGTGACGCATATTTAAAAACTGCGGCGGTGTTAGCGGCTTATATAGATCAAAGTATTAGCACAAACACTTTTTATAATCCAGCACATTGGGCCGATCGTAAAGTTCCAAGCACATTGATTGCTAAAAACTTAATGCAGGCACATGCTTGGGGAATTAAAACTTTTTACTACAGCTTGATCAATAAACGAGGCGCAAAAGCAGATGCGGAAATTGCACCAACATTAGCTGTACAACCAGATGAAAATGACGAAGATTGCGAGGCATGTAAACTATGAGTAAAGAACAATACAATTTAAGTACTAAAACAAATTATCTACAACGTAAGATGTTCCTGGATCCAGCAGGTCCTGTGACTATCCAACGTTTTGAAGAAATAAAATATAATAAGATTGCTAACTTTGAAAATACTGCTAGGGGCTTTTTTTGGCAACCAGAAGAAGTTAGTTTAACTAAAGACTCGCAAGATTTTAAAGATGCCAGCGATGCTGTTAAACATATCTTTACCAGTAATTTACTGCGCCAGACAGCCTTAGATAGCTTGCAAGGTCGTGCGCCTAATCAAGTATTTGGACCAGTGGTGAGTCTGCCAGAACTAGAAGCACTTATCAGTAATTGGAGTTTCTTTGAAACTAATATCCATAGCAAGAGTTATAGTCATATCATACGTAACATCTACAACGTGCCCAAGGATGTATTCAACACAATCCATGACACTGAAGAAATCGTAGGCATGGCTAGCACCATTGGCAACTATTATGATAAGTTACATGTAATCAACTGTCGTAAAGAACTTGGACATAAGATTGACGAAAAAGATCATATTAAAGCTATATGGTTAGCACTTCACGCAAGTTATGGGTTAGAAGCATTCCGCTTTATGGTGTCATTTGCTACTAGTCTAGCCATGGTCGAAAATAAGATCTTTATCGGCAATGGTAATATTATTAGTCTAATCTTACAAGACGAATTGCTACACAAAGAGTGGACTGCTTTCTTGATCAATCAGGTAGTTAAAGAAGATCCACGTTTTGTAGACGTCAAAGCAGAATGTGAAGCTGAAGTTTATCAAATGTATATTGACGTTATCAATGAAGAAAAAGCCTGGGCAGACTATTTGTTTAAAATGGGTCCAGTGATTGGACTTAACGCTGCTATCTTAAAAGAATTTGTAGACTATACAGCCGTAGGCGCACTTAAAGAGATAGGTATCAAGTATCAAGAACCGGCACCTAAGACCACACCTATACCTTGGTTTAACAAACACAGTGATACCAGCAAGAAACAAACTGCATTACAAGAAAATGAAAGTACCAATTATGTCATTGGTGTTATGGGTGACAGCGTCGAGTATGATGACTTACCAGAGCTTTAAGATGTTAACAGTATACAGTAAAAATTATTGTCCTTTTTGCGACAAGGCCAAGCATTTATTAAAAACAAAAAATATCGCATACACGGAAATTAACATTGATGAAGATCAAGAAGCACGTGAGTGGTTGATCGCCCAAGGGCATCGTACAGCACCACAGATCTATTTAGATGATGCGTTATTCGTAGAAGGTGGTTATCAAGGATTAGTAAAATTAAGTGATGAAGAATTATTCAACAAACTAGGGGATTCAAATGTTAGTAACAAATAAGTATGCAGAAGATGATATAGTGACTTTTAAGATAGTCAACGGTGATGAAATCGTTGCTAAAATCGTAGAAGAGTCAGATGACGCATTTACAGTGATTAAACCATGCACTGTTATGCCTAGCCAACAGGGTCTCGGCCTGTTACAAAGTCTCTTTACTAGCGACTTAAATAAGAGTATACGGTTAGAAAAACGACATGTGATGATGCACGCACCTACTGTTAAAGATGTGCAGAATCATTATATTAAAACCACCACTGGCATTGAACCGGTATCAAAAGGTGGCATTATAACATAGGGTATAAAAGATGGCAGAAGACATTATAGCTAGTGCAAGATCGATGACCACAGTTGCCGATGGGCAATATGTGGCTATTGGTGTACCTAAAGCGGCCATAACTCCTGCCACACTAACAGCCATGGTTGGTATGGCACAAGGTAATGGAGCTGCCTTAGATATCGCACCTAAAGTCACCGAAGCCATGACTAAACTACAGACTGTGGCTAGCAGTGGAACATATCCGGCTAATGTTAATGCACAAGCTGCTCTTAATACATTAACTACTATACAAAGTAAATTATTCAACAAAGATGATGTTGGTGGCTTTGGTGCCATAGTCGGAAAAGTACAATCACATATCTCTAACAGCAACGATGTATTAAATACCACAACATTCCTCAAAGATAGTTCATACAGTGATTTTGGCAGTGGTATCACTGACATGTCTAGTATGGGCGATCGCGGAATGACTAATGTTTTTGGTAGTTTGCCTGGCGCTGGTAAGGCAATGTCATCATTTGGTACCATGTTCAATGGTATTGATGTTAAACGATTTGGTACACCGAGTGGTCTAGTAGAAAGTCTGCAGAATAACAAACTAGCCAATGCTACTGGCGTAAATCAAAAACTAGCAGATGCAGGTGTAGATCTCAATGATATACATAATCCTGCGTATGCTGATAAAATTTCCAGCGTGTTAACTAACCTAAAAGATCCGGCAGCGATTAACACTACAGCTGATCAATTTGGAATTAATAATCCATTCGCAGGATTGCCTAGTTATACCGGATCAGATAGTAGTTTATACAAAACTCCGGATTTCTTAACTGGTGGGTCAGCAACCCCACCCACAGCTACTACTATTCCTGCAGGCAGTTCTAGTACATTTGGTGCACCAACTACTACAGGATTTCCCACAGCATCGGGATATTCTAAACAAGGCGGCTCATTTGGATCTGAGCAAATACAAGGGCAGACTGGTACTGGTATACAGGGATTAAAAGATTTAAGTGATTATACCAAAACTGCTAATCCCGCAGACACGGCAGGGTTTGCTGGTATGGATAGTCTTACTAGTAAATTTAAAGACATGGGCGCAGGTAGAGTAGTTGATGCTAGTAAAGCATCAAGTTTCTTTGGTAGCATACAGAAAGTAGATACCCCATTAACTAATGCTGCAAATCCTACATTAAACAGTTTAATAACAGAACATACTCCATTCATACAAAATTTAATAGGATCAAGCACAGTTCCATCTGCGCAAGATTTTTTAGGACCTGTAGCTGGATGCAGCGAACTAGACGATTTAGCCGACGGAGTGACTGATGCTAAAGTCACTGCCCTTAATACAAAATTATCCACCACCAGTACATTCTTAAGCGCGGCCGGTATCACTGATGTCACATCATCTGCTACACAAACCTTAAGTGGTACTATGGGATTCGCTACTAAATTACACACCTACGGTAAAGATGCCAGCACAGGTGGGGTTGGAACTATGCTTAGAAATATGGCCAACTCAAGTACCAAATATGGTGAAGCGGTTAAAGCCAGCCTGGCTGAAGGCAAAAACAATAATCTATTATCAGCAAATGGTATTGGCCCTCTTAAAACAAATCCTTTTGAAGGGTTACCTGCCTATGCTGGCACCGATAGTAGTCTAGCGACCAATGCTGGTGCTAAAATGATGGGAGGTGGCGACGGACCTCCACCTACACCAAGTCGAGGATCTGCTGTTGGATACTCTACAGACTCTGGTGCATTTGGTTCAGAATCAACTAAAGGGCAAGTAGGAACAGGTACGGCGGGACTTAAAGGTACTCCTTTTGATATAACAGGTGGAAGGTAGCCATGTATCTCAACCCAACACTAGAATATCAACACATCAGTGAATGGGCAGATCACCTTGTTGGCCGTAGGATAACTCCTCGCAATCTAGTCAAGACCCTAGGCAAACATCTCAATCAACATCATCCGGTACGTGTTAAATTATATAGTGGTGCCAAAGGTGCTCTTGATCCAGGTGAGTTTAGTATTGGTGCTGAGTACGATCCTGGCCTAGATGAAATAAAGAAAAAACAATTCATCATTGATTTCATATTAAACTATCCTAAAACTACTCCTATGTTGTTTACTGAAGAAATAGCAGAAAAGATCACCATTGATCTAGTAGAAACATTAATACATGAATATGAACATCAACGCCAATATAGATCACGTAGATATCGCATGCATAGAAACACCTATAGAAGCCATCATAAAGATCCCAAGATCAAGGCCGATCAGGAATATCTAGGTGATCCAGATGAGATAGATGCGTATGCACAGAATATAGCAGCTAGACACTATCTTTTAAAATATAAGTTAAATATTACTAGTACCAGCAAGATCAACAGTCCAGATTTAAAACAGTATTATAAGGCATTTGGTAAAGACCACGAAATAACAAAATTACTACTTAAAAAAGTAAAAGAAAATATAAAATATTTCAAGGAAAACGATAATGGCAAAAATCACAGAAGAGTCCACAAACGACCTCAGCTTAAACGAAAACGATGATGTGTTGGGAGATATACAGCCAGAGGATTATGTTTTTGTTGTTAGTTCAGAAGGTATATTGCGTGGAGTGAGCCTACCCGAAGCAGAGGTTGTAACCAGTGACAAAGTAGAAGAAATATTCAACTTCTTTGTTAATAGGGAAGGTGGATATCTAGCTAGTAGAACTCTTCACTAGACTACGCAAGTCAAACATTGTAGCAACCACATCACCCTCATGCAAGATCGCCCTGCCACCCGCAGCTCGCCACTCTTCTATGTTACTAGGACGATCATCTATCAGGATATCACCTGGACGATAATGCTGACATTTCTCATTGCTGTGTGGGCCAAACCATACAGGTATCTTAGGCCAACGTGCTTCGATCCATTTGATCTTATCCCAGAACGCCCAAGGCACATCATTCTGTCTGGGGACAGCTGATAAAAATTTAACATCCATGCTGTTATCTTTTGCCAAGATTTGCACTTCTTTTACCAGTCTATGAGCATCAGGCATTTCACCTAGTACTGAATATAATCTAGGATTGGCTGAAATCTTCGCCCAATCTTCTTGATCATATCTGACCCCACCCGGAGTACAGTAACCCACAATAGGTTCAGCGTAGCCATCAAAGTCTGCTACCACGCCATCCATGTCTAAAAATATTGTTGCCATTAAAACCACCTTAATTTGAAATACAGAGCATCCAGTGGATCCTCAAAACGAAATGCGAATCCTTCTTTGGCCTTCCACCCGTGCAAATGATATCTACCACCCGGTGCTTTTTCTAGCCAGTCGATGATCACAGGTGGCCTATGTCGATTGTTTTCTAACATGATCTCCCAGGTAATTACAACTTCTTCCCATTCTGCCGGCGGTGGCCAATCATCCAAGCGTTCCATCAATCTAACTCGTGCTTGATACGCCATACGGCCATGCGTGTCTGAGGACCTACGATTCCTATAGGTTCTATACCTTTTGACTTTTGAAACGCTTTAATTTTCTCAGGCGTACTTAGATCTGGTATCTTTTCTCTGCATACCTTGCGATACTTACTAAATGTATTGATTAAATTACAATCACGACCCGTGACAGCATCTAGGGCATGATCAGTCAAGGTCTTACTTGTGGTACCATAGCTGACTACATCTGCGGCTGTCTTTACTTGATCAACTGTTTCCGCGGTAGCGACCACAGCGGCACTTGCGCCTATTTTGGTGGCTACCATAGCCACACACCCCTGTAATAACAAACACATGCATAATATTAATCTCATAGGTCAATATACTGTAGTTTAAAATTATCAGCACCAGATTCACGCCCACTATAGCCGCGTGGATTACATACCACACGGGTAGCACCAATTGTATAATCAAAAGGCTCATGCGTGTGGCCGTGTGTCCATAACTTGATTTGCGGACGATAAGCGATGAAGTCATCTAGGTCGCTGGCAAATGCCGCATTCATGATCTTATCATGGGCATACTTAGGATGTACACTCTTGAAGCTAGGACAATGATGCCCAACAACCACAAACTTATCGTCAGCACGTTCGCTGACCACGTGATTGATATAGTCCATGCTTTTCTTATGTAATACAACAGTATCTTCTGGAGTAAGACGTGCTGGCTTACCCCACTCATTTAATGCTCTGGCACTATTTTTAATGCTTTGGTAGTCCGTCATCATAGTAGGCATATGATATAACGTTAGGCTATCTTCCGCATTCATATCGGTCCATACAGTGGCACCAATGAACGTATAACCAAGAAAGTCCACAGTTTCGTCATCTAAGATATGTAGATTATCATAGACTAATTCTTGTTTTAAGTGTGTGGTGGTTTCTTGAATGTCAGAGGCATAGTGTTCATGATTACCTAACACATAAATGACCTTGGGGAAACGTTCGCAACATTCTTTAATAAACTTCCTATAACGATCATTATGATGATGTGTAGGAGTCAAATGTCGAGCCACGAGGATATCACCAGACAGTATCAATACATCAGCTGCCTCTGTGTTATGCAATTCTATCGCGCCAAACTCTAAGTGTAGGTCACTACCCAATGCTATTTTCATTTTTCTATATACCAATCTAATATCTCTAATACTTCATTACGATCTTTAGTATTCCACAAGCGATTGGCCTGTGCATATCCTAGATCACCATCTTCTTCCATGCTGACTGCTATTTCTGGAAACGTATTGTAAAATGCCTGTCCAAGACGATAGTCAGGATTGCCTAATACGTCAAATACAAACTGCTTTTCAAAAGCCTCAAACTCCTGCATGGTTATCTTCATGTCCACGCCAATAAGAACTTACTACACTCTGCTTCTTGTTCAAAGTCTAAGTAAAATAATTCATCATCAGTTAGCATACGAATATTGTATCCATGAGCACGCAACCAACCAGGAACTTCATCCCAGACAAAATACCCATTCTCAAGACCAAATCGTGTGACGATCTTATCTATCAAGTGATCACTGAGTTGTAGTCTCATGCGTATTTCAACTTAAATAAAAAATATTTCTTTTCATCAACTACGTCATGATTAGGTAATATACCATCGTAGTCATAATAGATCCTAAGACCATAATGCTCGGTAATCCAAAATTGGAAGGCAGCTTTCTCACCGCCTGTAGCACGATATTCTAATTCAGCCTTGCGTAACATATCCCACCAATTTCCGTCGTCACCTAATACGGTATTCACACGAGCCTGCTGTGAACTGTATAGATGATTATTATTTTGTGAAGACATATACGCCTTCAAACTTTTCACGTCCTTCTACTTTGTTATTACCTACTCCTGGACGAGTATTTAACATCATCTTGATGGTCTGCTTATGCTTGAATCCCAGGCTCTCGGCAGTGCTAATCCAACGATCAACTACTTTGAATTCTTTGTTACCATAGCTCTTATAGTCGGCGATGTTGGTAGCGAATACTCCATCTGTGTTTAATCCTTTATGGATATTCCGCATAGTTGGTACTACATATCCTTCGAACCATTCGTCCATAGTAGTGTAACGGTTCATACACTGTGTGGGTTCATCACAATACTTTTCTAAGTTAAAGTATGGTGGACTTGAAAACGCTAGATCAATATCCTCAGGCTCATATTCTTCACTGACCGATTGTATGATCTGTCCACTGTTACCAACAGCTTCATGTATTAGCTTATTTAAGTATTTCAAATGTCCAACAGTTTCTGTATTAGGATCAATACCGGTATAATTAAACACCATCTTGCTGGTAGTGATGCCTAATAGTCTTCCACCGTAACCAGCTGAATAATCATATACCTGCCCCCATATGGTAGGACATAGATATTCTACTAGAGTGCGAGCGTGCATGGGCTTGAAGTTCTGCACATTCTCACCTGTAACCAATTCTAATGCCCTACGCAATGCCGTTGGACTGACTAGATTCTGTCCTTCACGGAATTCAAAGCAGAGTTTGATAGCACGATGCAGTTTACGATCATCTAAGAAACGATCACGTAGACTATTACTGCCTCGACCTTTAGGCTCAGCTGTCATCATGTTGGGGAATAAAAATCGATTGATAGTCTGCCCTTGATTATTGCCTAGACCAATCCTGTAATCTTTAACTTCGTTACTGATGCTGTCGTACAAGACTTTGATATCAGTGATCAGGCCCTGTTCAGTGTAGTAGTCAATGGGCACTATGTTGATGCCGCGATAGATAGTAAATACTTCTTCTATAGTTTTCTCGGGTGCACCTTGATAACGAGCCTTAGTATAACCAGCCAATTGCTCTGCCACTGATTCATAGCAGGTAAAGGTAGTCTCACCTTTAAGGCGAGCCAGAGTAGCATACTGCTCTACTTCCCAAATCTTGTGTAGGTTTTCAATCATACTAGTATTATACTATCAATCTGCCATAAAAGCAAATGGATTTTGTGTGGCATTTTTTCGATACAAGAAAGTTTGTGTGGAAAAAACAACGAAATATTCCACTCAAATCTGCACTCTTTTTGTGCATAAAATACCTGATATTTTGGTTGACATTTTGGTAAATTGGTGCTATAATGTTTACATATAATAACAAAACAGGAGCAGAAACCATGAAAAAACTAACATATTATTTCAAAGTAGGCGAAAAAGAGTTCAAAGTTAAGGCAGAAACAGCAGGAGATGCCATGCAATGGATGAACCGTCAGGTCATGGACCAGCTAAACATGGGTCCTTGGGCATGGATGGATAGCGTGCTACCGCGCACATACTACGCATCTGCGGGCAACTATTGGGACTAAATTTTGGTTGACAACTAGGCATTTTGAGTGTATAATGTTACACATACACTAACAAAACAGGAGCAATAAATGAACATTCAAGCTATTCACAACGAAGCACAAACAGCGGCAATCAATGCAGAACAGGCATTTATTGCTCAACACGGTGAGCCGATGTATTGTGGTTTTGCCTGGGTAGATGTGTTTGTAGAACGTACTAATTCAAAAGAAGCCAAGGCCCTAGCAGAAGTTGGTTTCCGTAAAAGCTATCGTCCAAAAACAATGAACTTATGGACCTGTGGTAATTACAACGGTCAAAGCATGGACGTTAAAGAAGCTGGTGCTCATGCCTATGCTGAAGTGTTAACCAAACATGGTTTCAAGGCTTATATGGGCGCACGAGCTGACTAACCAAGGAGAAAACAATGACCTCACAAACTTTAATCAATAATTTAAGATATCAAATTCAGCAGTTATCTCAGGATGAACTTGAGTTAGAATTTGATACCTACAGGACACTCCAGGCTAGGAGTATACGTGATGAGATCTATCAGGAACTATTAGCCCAAGCATTAGATCAACGTGAACAACAACAGGAGAATATATAATGTTAAATTTTATTTTAGGGTTCTTTGCGGGAGCCCTTGTGGTAGACTTTCTTTGGGCTTATAATATGGGATTAGTGCAGTTAGTTGTGGCCAGATTTAAATACTGGCGTGCTAACCGTGGTGCCAAATAATATGTTAAAAATAATCAACGGATATCGCCTAGGCCCCACTACATTAGGCATAGCACCAAAACGCCAATTTGATCCTCGCAAGCTACAAGACCTATTAGAATATAAGCATTTTGTTACAAAAGGTACTTGGAAACATGGTGTTTGTCCATTCCAATTACAGTGGCCTTATCTTGCTGTACCTAACATGCTACATGAAATGGTAGCCAAATATTATGTGACCAAAGAGCTTAAACTCAAGTAGTTCGCAGGTAATGAAATCAACCCGCTGCTCCGGCGGGTTTTTCTTTGGCTGTTAGACCTTGTTTAAGATAAATACTCTAAAGAGAACAACTATGTCAGCTAATGGAATCGCAAATTTAGTATCAAAACAGCTCAAGCAAGAGGGCAAACTTGCCATCGCTGAAGCTAAACGACAAGGCAAAGATGTAGCTATTAATGGTACTATCACCGGTGCAGGTAATGTATTACAACCATTCTATCGCACGCTTAATACTGCCAATATCAATATGTTACCTACGAAGTATTCTGGTAATACCATAACAGATAATGTCCTTGATGGTAACGTTTTAATATCTGGCAGACCTTACACATAATAGCCAAAAGCTCTTGCTCTTTCTATTATATCTTGTTACTATAACTAGTATATCCCAATAAATATATAACTATGATCTTTGGTTACGCACTCTTATTCGTCGCCTTGCTAATCAGCAGTGTAGCGGCATTCTACTCAATAATGGGGCTCACTGCCATATTTGCCGCGGCATTCTGGCCTATAGTTATCATGGGCACCGTATTAGAATTTGGTAAGATTATTTCCACAGTCTGGCTACACAAATATTGGGATCGTGTCGCAGTTCAATTCAAACTATATCTGGTTCCAGCTATTGTTATATTGATGTTAATTACTTCAATGGGCATCTTTGGATTTCTCTCAAAGGCACATTTGGATCAAGCAGTGCCGGCTGGTGACATCAGCAGTCAAGTACAGATATTTGATGACAAGATCAAGACTGAGCGTGATAATATCGAGGCGGCAAGAAAAGCTCTGAAGCAGATGGACGCACAGGTTGATGAGAAGTTAAGTCGTACCACAGATGACCGGGGTGCAGAACGTGCTGTACAGATACGTCGTAACCAATCCAAAGAGAGAACTACTCTCCAAAACGAAATTTCCACCGCACAGAAAAAGATTAGCTCACTACAAGAACAACGTGCACCTATCGCTAGTCAAGCACGTAAAGTAGAAGCAGAAGTTGGCCCTATCAAATATATCGCCGCACTTATCTACGGTGACAATCCAGATGCTAATCTATTAGAAAAAGCAGTGCGTTGGGTGATCATCTTAATCGTACTGGTATTTGATCCCCTGGCACTGGTATTAATACTTGCCGCTGATCAAACGTTTGAGTGGCATCGCCCTCGCAAGAAGTTACCATATGAACTAGATGCTAAACAAACAGGATGGAAACAAACTTGGCAACCTATCAGTGAAGACCCTTGGCATGATGAACCCAAATATGAACCAGATGATGGTCCGCTAACTGACAAACAGATAGAAACTATCAAACAAGCTAGTGGGGTTGATCAAACTTCTACTAAAGATAAAAAATCTAATCCATTATTAAATGGTGCAAATGGTATGTCGGCTGATGATTGGATAGACATTAAAACTGAGACTCCAACAATAATCAATCGTGAACTTGAGACTGTTAAAGCCACAGCTGAAAATCTAAAAAAAAAATTCGTGACCTGGATCGAAAAGTTCAAGAAAAAGAACTAGAAGTCCAAGCCAAAGAAACTAAAACTCAAGAATTAGAAACAGCATTAACACAAACAGAATTAGATCTAGCCAATGCCGTAGTATTAATCCAAGAAAAAGAAGCCAAAGTCATTGAGCTCGAATCAGAACGTGATCAAGCCATTGAAGTAGTCACAGAACTGATCAACGAAAGCCCTCCAGAACCTACACCAGTACCACAATCTATTATCCCAAATTTAGCCCTGACTGAACTTGATGCTGATAATTTACCAACTTCCACTGCATCATCTCAGGCAGGATTTGGTACTAAGTTTCCTATCAATCCACAGAAAGGTGATATGTTCTTGCGTGTAGACATACTACCAAATAAGTTATATAAATGGAATGGACAAAAATGGATAGAAGTAGTTAAATCCACAACCGACCGATACGCCTACGAAGAAGAATATATAAAGTATATAACAACCAAGATCATCCAAGGTGAATATGACATGTATGATCTCAGCAAACCAGAACAAGATGCAGTACTAAAATTATTATCATATGAACAAAAAGGACGATTATGAACACTAGTAGATTTGTAACATATCCAAGCACAGTAGAAACTAACTCAAACCATCGGGTGGTATTGATTGATGCCACAGAACAACAGCTGACCCAATTGGAAAGATTCCTCCAAACCAGCGAAGAAAATTTTGATGTCTACATATATTCTGGTGACAGCTATGATTTAGAATGGTTGAATTATGCCAGCTCTGACGCTAAATTAATCTTGATCAATGATGCAAGCCAAGTTCGAGTGACACCCATGGGCATTAGGTATCAAGACAATTTACTGGAATATTTTGAACGTATTGAACTTGACATCCATGCTTAAAACATGTTATAATAGTCACAATGGTAAATAATATACTACTATAAAGGACTATATGGGATTTGAAAATTCATTAAAAGGCAATACTGTTTACGTTAAAAACGACAACGTTGAACAGGCTATGCGTAAGTTTAAGAAAAAGATACAGGACAGCGGACTATTATTAGATATGCGTGCCCGTGAGCACTATGAAAAACCCACATGGGAACGTAAACGCAAAGCAGCCGCAGCTAAAAACCGTTGGAAAAAGAAACTACAGAGCCAACAATTGCCCAAGAAGTTATACTAGTATATAATAAAATTTTAAAGAAATAAATAAATGTATAGAGTGCCTTAGGGGCTCTATATTTAGATCTTGCTTAATTAAAGGAGAAACTATATGTCTAAGATCATCGGTATCGATTTAGGAACCACAAATTCATGCGTGGCTATCCTAGAAAATAACAAACCCCGTGTAATTGAAAATAATGAAGGTGCTAGAACTACACCTAGTATCGTTGCCTATGGCGATGAGATCCTAGTCGGCGCACCAGCTAAACGTCAGGCAGTAACCAATCCAAAGAAAACAATCTATGCGAGTAAACGCTTGATTGGACGTAAGTTTGACGAAAAAGAAGTACAGAAAGATATTGATTTAATGCCCTACGAGATCATTAAAAATAAAAACGGTGATGCATGGATTAAGATCGATGACCAAGAACTAGCACCACCACAGATCTCAGCAGAAGTATTGATCAAAATGAAAAAGACTGCCGAAGACTATCTTGGCTATGAAGTAACACAGGCAGTTATCACTGTTCCAGCTTACTTCAACGATGCACAACGCCAAGCAACCAAAGACGCAGGTAAGATCGCAGGCTTAGAAGTACTGCGTATTATCAACGAACCAACAGCGGCCGCCCTAGCATTTGGTATGGACAAGCAAGAAAAGGGTGATCGTAAGATCGCTGTATACGACTTGGGCGGTGGCACATTTGATATCAGTATCATTGAGATCAGCAACGTTGATGGTGAACACCAATTTGAAGTATTATCAACCAATGGCGATACATTCCTTGGCGGTGAAGATTTTGACCAACGCTTGATGGACTACATCATCGATGAGTTTATGAAAGAGTCTGGTGTTGATCTAAGCAAAGACCAACTTGCTCTACAACGATTAAAAGATGCCGCCGAGAAAGCTAAAATTGAACTATCGAGTGGTCAACAAACAGCAGTAAACTTACCTTACATCACTGCTGATGCCAGCGGTCCAAAACATTTAAATGTAAATATCACACGCAGTAAGTTTGAAAGCCTAGTTGAAGAACTAATCAATCGCAGTATTGAACCGTGTAAAGTTGCTATTAAGGATGCCGGTATCGATGTCAGTGAGATCAGTGATGTTATCCTAGTCGGTGGGCAAACACGTATGCCTATGGTACAAGCCGCAGTTGAGAAACTGTTTGGCAAGGCTCCACGTAAAGATGTTAATCCAGATGAAGCAGTAGCAGTCGGTGCGGCCATCCAAGGTGCGGTACTAGCTGGTGACAAGACTGATGTATTACTATTAGACGTTACTCCGCTATCACTGGGTATCGAAACACTTGGTGGTGTTATGACTAAACTTATTAAAAAGAATACTACTATCCCTACCAAGGCTAGCCAAGTGTTCTCAACAGCAGATGACAATCAACCAGCTGTGACAGTGATCATCGCCCAAGGTGAACGTGAGTTTACTCGAGATAATAAAACTCTTGGTCAATTTAATCTAGAAGGAATCGCTCCAGCACGCCGCGGACAACCACAGATTGAGATTTCCTTAGACATTGATGCCAATGGTATCTTGAAAGTAAGTGCTAAAGATAAAGCAACTGGCAAAGAAAATAAGATCACTATCAAAGCTAATTCGGGCCTGACAGACGAAGAGATTGAAAAGATGGTACAGGACGCAGAAGCCAATGCAGAAGTAGATAAAAAAGCTCGTGAAGTAGTTGACGCTAAGAACGTTGCTGATGCACAACTACACGATGTACGTAAAGATCTTAAAGAATACGGTGATAAGATCACTGATGAACAAAAGTCTAATATTGAACAAGCCGTGACCGCAGTTGAAGATGCGATTAAAACTGAAGACGCTGAAAAGATCAAAGACTCTGTAACCAAGTTGTTTGAACCATTATCGGCTTTATTACAGGCTAAACAAGCAGCAGAAACTCCACCAACAGTGGAACCTGGTGCTGAAACAGATTCAGAAAAACCCAGCGACGTAGTTGATGCTGAGTTTACTGAAGTTAAGAAGGATGCCGAATAAGGGTCCTTCATTTAATCTTGCTTGACTATAAGGAGAATAAGCTATGAAACAGGTATATATTAACACCTTGGATATTCCAAGTATCCAAAGATTTGCAGTGGGATTTGATCGCATGTTTGATGAGCTCAGCCGTACAGCTGGCACATTGAATGCCAGTAACTATCCACCTTACAACATCATCAAAGAAAGCGAAACTATCTGGAAGATTGAAG